GTATCTAGATCATGGCTCTGCCAGATTTCAACAGCTTTGCTGAGATGCTTGCGAGGGTAAAAGCGAGCTGATCAATCATGGGGAAACTTCTTCAGTGACATCTCTTCTCGTCGACTCAAGATCGAAGGTAACTCTGAGCCATTGCTAGCGGAGCAGTTAGCTAGACCGTCTCTAATTCATCTTCTCGCTAAATGGGACTTCTATTCTTCTGATCACCTTAGACCAGGCATCAAAAGACTATGATGTAAAGTCATGGCAGCTTACGGAGTATATTGAATCTCTTAGTCTTTATAGAGGGGAAGTTACTTTTTGCTGGTCAAGAAGATGTAAAAGTTATTGCTGTATTTTGTGATAAGTTTGTTCAAGAATGTTGTGATTATATTCTTTCTTCGACTGATGCTGATGTTGCAATTGCAGTACTCGTAGATAAACAACGAATTGTAGTAAGAAGACATCCAAACAATACAACATTAGATGTTTCTGCATTTACTCAACGAATTGCTTCTGGGGGTGGTACATGCAGCTGCAGCAGGAGGTTCTTTGACAGAAGATTTCATGGACTTTACGAAGTTGTTGAAACCATTTTGGGCCCAGACTAAATAGCTCAATGATCTCAAGTGATGCTCAATCTTCCTGTGTAGCTCCATACAACGAAATTCAAACGAAGGAATTTATTGAGGCAGTGCTGAAAACTGGGGCACTTATATCAATGCTTGAGAACAAAAAAATAAACATGACAACATTGTTTTGTTTGCTTCTTGAAAGACAAGACTACCAAAACTATTTTTACAGAAATTACTTCTTCCAATTCTTTTAAAGAAGCTGTTAATGTATATGTTGTACTTGAACCCAAGTTTAGTAAAATCTAAAATAACGAAGTCTTTAATAACGGAAGTTGAATAATGGAAAAACAAAACCTTCTTACCGATCTAGAAAAACACCTTTACAATAAACACTTAGCTGTTTCGCGAAGTGAGCGAAACAAGCCTTTCAAACTTAAAAACTCCTTCACAGACGTTGAAGGAACTGATAAACACAAATTCCTCAAAAGGATTTCTATTCTGTTCTGTAAGCATCCAGAAATTAATCCTGACATTTTTTTCAAAGCACCATACAAACTTTATCCAGATGTAGCTTATTTTGGATTAGATTACTTTTCCACAATGAGAGCCGTTAGAGCTTATACAACATACAAGAAAACGTTGTTACTTCAAGACCCCGATAGTCAGCTGGAAGAAGTAAAAGATTCCTTAAAGTTTATTGCAAACTTTTGTATAGAGAAAGGAATTTACTTTCATCAATATCCAATGCATCAAACAGCAGAAGCTTATACTTGGATGCAACATTATAAGCAAAATAAAATTAACATTTATTCCGTTATGGAGTTTCCTAATATCTTTTCTATGACTAAGTCTTTAGCAGAAGATGTGCAGAAGTTCTATGTTGGAGAATTCTTAGAAAGATTTCAAAACTTATACCTTTCTTATAACAATTCAAATAACTTGAAAGCCTATGTGCAAAAAGCACATGGTGTCCTTTCAGAGTTTGTTCAAAAACAGTTGACCTCTTCTACAAAACCTTTATCCTATTAAAAACTATGACTGCAAAAACTAAATCCATGTTCGAAGCCATTAAGCAATCCTTGACGAAGAAGGAGGGTGCTGGAGGGAATGGTCTTTATAAAGAAATTTTGAAGTTTGAACCAGGAAAAGACTTATTTGGTTCGTTTGGTTCCTAATCAACATGCTCCTAAGGAAAGTATCTTTCACTACTTTAATCATGGCTGGAATTCTAATGCTACAGGTAAGTATGTGACTGCTTTGTGTCCTACTACCTTTGGAGATACTTGCCCAATTGATGCATACTATTTGAAAACCTACCGTAAAGGCACAGATGAAGAGAAAGAAGCTTCCAAGGTCCTTTCACGTAAGGAAAACTGGATGGTAAATGTATATGTAATTTCTGATCCATCTAATCCTGAGAACGAAGGTAAGGTCAAGATTCTTCGTTATGGTCGCGAACTTGATAAAGTTATTACTTCTGCTACTGAAGGAGATGATGTTGGAGAAATTGGCGTAGAGAGAGCCTTTGATGTTGTAGAAGGATGTACTCTTCGCATTAAGTGTGAACACAAGACTGACAAGAAGAGATCTGCAATGAAGATGGTTACATATGCTTCTTCTTAAGTTCTTGAATCCAGAAGCATTGGATATTGATGAAGATCAGCTGCAAGCCATTTATGATTCTGTACACGACTTAAAAGCTGTTAATAAACAGACGACTGCTGCAGATATGCAACGTATGCTGGATGAACATTTCTTCTGCCTTGCTACTGGTTCCGTAGAAGAAGTTGAATCTGACACAGAGGATGTTACTCCTGCTCCAGTTCCTCTTAGGAATTTTGCTGCTAAAGCAGCTCCTGCTCCTGTGAAGGAAGAATTAAATGAGACAGATGAAACTACGGACGAAGCTCTTAAGAAACTCCTTGCAGACCTTTAATTCTTGGTGTAGTATATACGTATGTCTATTAATCATAACGACTATTCTAAACACATTCCTAATCTAAACTTTAAATACGATGAGGAATATTATCCAGATGATAATGATTTACCGGATCCTCAAGTAGATCCGGTAATTCCTGGAGCACGTGTTTGTATCGATAAAGTTGGAGTATCTGGAGTAGATTTGCCAGTAAATTTTATTAGGAGAGATGGTTCAGTTGAACGTCTTACTACTTCTGTGTCTTTATATGGATCTTTAGATAATCCAGATGCAAAAGGACTCAATCTTAGTAGGTTTCCAATTGTAATGCATGAACAGATTGCTAATCATGTTAGCATTGATGGTATTACTCATATTTTAGATGCTTTGCAGAAGAAGCAAGGTTCTCGTAATGTTTACTGTAAGATGAAATTCAAGTATCCTTGGACTCAGAAAGCTCTGCGTACACGTAAGGAACTTCCGGATGATGCTCCAGATCATCAAGTGTTTAAGATTGTTGATGGAGTAAAACTTTCCCACGAAAAGGCTGAAGGTTATATTTATTATGATTGCATTCTTGAAGGTCAGAAGCATGATACAGAGTACAAGTTCTTTTTGACTGTAAATTATGTTTATAGTTCTACTTGTCCTTGTTCGTTTGAACTTGCTCAAGATGCGACACGCAAGAGAGGTCAAGCTGCTAATGGACATAGTCAGAGGTCTATTGCTAAGATTACTGTGCAGTTTAATCCTCGTTATGTAGTGTTTATTGAAGACATTGTTGAGATGGCTAGACGTCAAGTTCCTACTGAAGTAGTAGTTATTTGTAAGAGACGAGATGAGCAAGCATTTGCTGAACTTAATGGATCCAATCTTATCTTTACAGAAGATGCAGTTCGTTTGTTTTATCAAGGACTAGATGAAATGGCTGGGGAAGGAAAGATTTCTGACTTCTGTGTTGTTACAGACCACATTGAGAGTCTTCATGCTTGGAGTGCTACCGCTGTCCTTCGTAGAGGAGTTATTAATGGAGTTATCCTAATGAATTGGAGACGTATTAAATCTTTAATTAAAAAACTTTTACAATTCTTTTACTATGATTAGACAAGAAAATATAGCTGTAGCACAAATTGCTCAAATGTTTGGTTCCCAGCTAATGAATGTGCAGGAAAATGCTATTACAGATTCAGGCCAAAAACCTCAAATTGTTAAACATTGATCCTCGACAGTTTTTAGTTCCAGACGCTCCTTCACCAGCTGTAAGAAGTAAAGAGCAAGAAAGATTAGCTCTAATGGCTTTGCAACGAGAAGCAGAAGCAGCTTGTCCTTTGCCTCAAGAAACTATACAACCTAATTCAAAGTTTGCCAGCTCAACAAAACGTATCTGCAGAAATCGCAAAAGAGTATAAAGATACAGTGTTTATCTCAAAACCTACTCAAAGTTCTGTTGAAATTGAATCAAAATTGGTAAAAAATGTTGAACGTATTGCAATTGCACTAGAGACTATTGCTGGAGCTATTGGAAAGAAGCCAGCAGCTAAAAAGCCTAAGAAAAAAG